GTAAAAGCTCCCGTCCTGCCCATCGAGCAGATCGGCGTCGAGGCCCGAACCCGCGCCATCATTGTTCGGGCCCCAAAAGACGCCCTGCCCCTGCGATGACGCCATGCCAGCAGGGGTCAGCATCAACCCACTGACGAACGAAGAACCGAAATTGTCCGTCGTATATTGAAGGTGAAAATTGCCGCCACTTCCCGCAAGATTGGTCCCGATGGCCCGCCACTTGTAGTTGCCGGTACCCGAAAAATGCAGTTCCTGACTGCCGGTTTTGGAGATCGCCACGTTGCCGGTGAAGGTGTCGCCCGCCCGATTTGCGGGCGTGTAGCCGAGACGCTGCGGGATGTTGGAATAATAGCTGCCGTCCTGCCCGTCGAGCAGATCGGCGTCGAGGCCGCTGCCGGAACCGTCCTGCGCGAGCAGCCAACCCAGGATTGCGGCTTTGGCGGCAATAGGCGTGAGGGCGCGCAGGGCATCGATACCGGCCTGCGCCTCCGCGACGGTCGCCAGTTCCACAACGCCCTGCCGTTCCGTCGTGGCGGGCGGGTTGAGGAAATTGGTGTCGCCGAAGGTTAGCATGGCGGCAGCGACGTCCGCGAACTGCACGTCGATCGCGAGCAGCATGATGGCCTGCGCCGACTTCTCCAAGATAACGTCCGCCTGCCCGTAAATGGCAAACAGGGTGCCGTCGGCCAGATAGAGCGCGAAGCTGCGGACGGTGAAAAGGTCGGCGCTTTCGTCGCGGACGATCAGGTGGATGGTGTCGTCCGCCACGACATCGCCGGAGATCGTGGCAACGCGCTTATATTCACCGGGCAGGGCAGTGATGCCCACGCCGGGAACGACGGCGGTGGCGGTAAGGCCGACCTGCGCGATGGTGACGGGCGCTGTGCCGGTGTTGGCGGCATTTACCAGCGCGGCACGGCCGGCATTGGTGACGATAGCGGTAAGGGCCATGATTCCTCCGGTCAGGCCGCCGGCGCCGTGCAGGACAGGCGGGCATAGATGGTCGGGCGCACCGCAGCGACAAGGCCGACGCTGGCCTTGGCGGTGATGCCCTGGGTGAAGGTGAAGTGGCTGCGCACCGGCTTGGCGCGGCCGACTTCGGCGATGACCTGATCGACAAAGGCCGCCGATGCCGGTGCGCCATTCTGGTCAAGGTTGAGGACCAGGCTGAAGGTGTGCGGATCGGCCTTCGGCACCATCTGCCACCATTCGCGGATCGCAACCGATCCCCCGAAACTCTGCACGACAGCGCGAACGGATGCGGCGGTGCCCTTCTGTCGCGCGATCGGAATCGCCTTGCGCACGCGCTCGCGCTTGATGGCGTCGGCCCAATCGGACGACCAGTTGTCGAGGGACAGGCCCCAGGCGAGCCAGGGCAGCAGTCCGATGGGGCAGGTACCGGGCGACCAGACGTCGCGAATCGGCGTCGGGATATCGAGCAGGCCGGCGGCGACCTGTTCCACGGCCTTTTCCAGCGCGGTAGAGCCGGGGGGCAGCAGCGACGGATAAGTCATTCGGCCGTCCCCGCGTAATTGACCGTCGTGCCGGTGCAGTAGGGTGCCTGGGTCCGCGAAATGACGATGTCGGCCGCCGGCGACGTCAGGACGACATTCTGGACGCCCTCGACATGCAGGGCAGCAAAGAGAGCCGATCGGGTGATGTCGCGGCCCAGGCGGTGGCTGGACTCGACATAGGCATCAAGGCTTGCCTGCGCGGCTGCCAGCACAACGCCGCCATCTGGACCGCTGAAGGTCGTCAGCGTGGCGACGACTGCATAGTTCACGATTTCAGCGGACTGAACGGTGACGAAGTCGGTCAACGGGCGGCGCGTTTCGTCCGACACATAGGTGGCGACCGTCGCGATCAGTTCCGGGGAAGCGGCACCGGAGCCGGTGCGGGATAGGATCGAAACCAGGACTTCGCCGGGGTCGGGGCTGGTCGCGCTGGCATCCAGCACGTCGCCATCGGCGGACAGCGCGTGAAAGATATAGGCGCCTTCCGGTCCCGCGACCGAATAGCCTTCGGGCGCCAGCACCATGCGCCGGCGGAAATCGGCGTCGCTTTCCATCACCGCCGGGATGCCCAGCACGATATCCGCCGGCGTGATCGTCAGGCGGGTGATGCCGAACAGCGCGCCGATATTGTCGAGGTCGGCACCTACGGCATAAGCGGGCATGACGGCGCGGGCGGCATCGTTGACGCGCTGGCGCACCAGCTGGACGATGTAGGAAACGACCTGCAACAGCTTCGTGACCGGATCGCTGTCGCGGTTTTCGAAGTCGGGCATGAGTTCGAGCATGCGCGCGACGGCGTCGGCCTGGATCGTTTCGAAATCCAAAGCCTCGATAATGTCCGGCGCGGGAAGGCGCGACAGATCAACGGCGGTATAGGTTGCATCGGCCATGGCGCCCATGTCGGGCGGGGGTCATGGGCCGCGCTACCGCCTGCATTTGTAGAGGCGGCCTCTACAAATGCGAGGTGTCGTTGTCCTGTTCCTGCTCCTTGGGCTTATAGGCGCGGGTGCCGCGACATCGAGGGAACTGGGCGCAGCCCCAGAACTGACGCCCGGCATGCCTTCCCCGTCCCGCCCTCCGCAGGCGCATAGAACTGCCGCAGTTCGGACATCGATCCTCCGAGAAGCTGACCGCCGGTCGCTGATGCTCAATCGCTAAATGCTCGCCCCCGCAGACGGGATAGCGGTCGCAACGAATGACGCCGAGGTTTTCGCGATCATAGTGCATGCTGCCACGACATTTCGGGCACCGCTGATAGACAATCGGGGTGCTCGCCGGTGGCGCAGGACGGCTTTCCAAGCGATCGAACACCCGCCAGCCTGCAAAGCCGGAAATCCCCATGTAGATGAAGAACAGGATATCGCGACTGCGATCCACGCCGCCGTGCCATGAACAGGCGCCTCGATGGCCAATGCTCGCGGATTGCCACCCATCGCGGCACGTCACCGGCCCAAGCAACCATCCCGTCAGCTTCGCAAGCGCCGCAAACAGCACGACGCCGAAGATAATCCCGGTCCAGCCCGGAAAACGGCGGAGGAAGCGCATTTCCTACGCCACCGGATCAGACGACTATAACCGGATCGGTTTGGCTCCGCTCGATCTTGAAATAGGTTCGGACCCGTTCGCAGCGAGAATTTGCCAGCTGCGCGACGTGATGAAGCGCATTCAAAATGTCCATCGCTGAGTCCAGCTGCTGTTTTCCGGCATTGGCACCAGCTTTTCCTACCCCGTCAGCCAACACGATTGCTGCTGAGCCTGCGATGTGCAGCCCATCGGTCCAGCCTGGTTGCGATAGCATTCGCCTTAGCGCGTCGCCAGCAGCGACGCTTTCGACCGATATCTGTGAATAGCGCGAGAAACTATGCATTGGAGTTCCGGGTGCGCAAGCGTCGCGTAGTTCCTTATACATGCGGACGATCTGACTTATTGTTACGCAGACTTCCTTGACGGCGGTATGTTCTTCCGCGTCTGCTCTTTGGCGCTCAAGCCACTGCATAATGAATGGGATTACGAGCGCGGCAATCGCAGCGAATATTGTTGCACCAGCGCTAACCCATTGGGCCAATACTTCAGATTTCATCGACACCCCCATTTGGTGCCGCCATTTAGTCGCTGCTGATATGTGTGTATAGCAAATCCAGCAGCCGTTCCCGATCCGCCGGCGTGGCGCCGAGCAATTCGCGCTGGGGATATGGAACTGCCTTCGCGCGTAGCGACGGTTTGTCGCGCAGGCCGTATTGGTGGACGCCGGCGATCTGCGACACCTTGCCGGAAAAGCCGACCCAGAAGCCCTGATCGTCGGCGCTGGTCTTCATGAACCGCGAACTGGCGAGGCGGCGGAACATGGCCTTGCGACGCAGGCCGCCGCGCCGGCGCAGCTTGCCGCCGCCGGCGTTGCGATATTCTTCCGGCACCGGGAGCCATTGAACGACCTTGCCGAATTCGAAGGATCGGATCGCGCCGGCCTCGATATCGAAGCCGGTCATCATCTGGCCCCCGCCCCCAGATGACCCGCCCCAGGTGAAACTTTTCATGATGACGCGGCGCGGCGGCCCGCCCCCGCCGGCGGGATAAAGGAAACAGGCCGCGCCCCGACCCGACACCGGCGGTTCCTTCTTCTTGCGCGCTTCAAAGGCCGATCCGTCTGGCTGTCGCTGGGCGGCGATGCGCTCGCGCTGGCTGATCGCCAGTTCGCGGGCCATGCGGCGCATCAGGACGCGGCGCCGGCCCGACGACAGGCCGCGCAGCAGGCTTCCCGCGATCCGTTCGATTTCGGCCAGGTCGTCGCTCATGCTGCCGGCGGCACCGCCGGGGTCAGCACGGCGTCGGGATCGGCGGTTTCCACCATCAGTTCGATGTTACCGAAGCCCTGGAGGAAGGAAGCCGTCACGCCGGCAAACTGGTCGTAAATCGGTTCTTCGGGGTGCGAGACGTCATAGCCGCTGCCATCGGCGCGGGGGATGACCAGGACGGTTTCGGTCAGGTCGATCGACAGCTCAACGTCCGACAGATCGCCATCGAGCAGTTCGGCTTCGAAGGAAAAGGGCTGGCTGTCGGTGCGGGCGAGCAGCTGGGGCTGTTCCTTTTCGATCCATGCCAGCACCGGCACCATCAAGCGGTCGCTGTCGCCGGCGAAATCGGTGAAGAGGGCCTTCAGCGTGTAGCCATAGACGAAGGACAGCGTCGCGGACTTGCGCGTCATGATATTGCCGCCCTCGACATAGATCTGAAGACGGTCGGCATGGGTTGCCAGTTCGGGCAGGAACGCGGTCAGCCAGCGCCGCAGGCTATCGGCCTTGCGCATCAGCCGGCATCCTCACAGGCGCCGGGGCTATGCCAGCGCACCAGGCGCACCAGCTGGTCGCGCGTGGCGGCGAGCGCCGTGGCGATGCGGACGATGGCGGAGCGGACAGCGGGCGGGATTTCCGCTTGTGCGTCGGCGGCGAAGCCAGCGGGCGCGGCGGGGCAGGTCAGTAGGTCCGCCGGCGGCGTGTCCCTGACCTCGATCGCGACGACGGGCGGAGCGGGCCGGTCAACTACCTGGTGCGCGCAGCCCTGCAACGCGATTGACGCTATCGAACCAATCAGGCCCAACGCGATTATCCGGGGCAATCTGGGCATCGGCTTTCTCCATCTGCGCGGCGGCATCGGTGCGGCGAGCGGCTTGGGTTTTGGCAAGGGCGGTGTCGGCGGCGGATTTCGTGGCCTGGCGCTGGACGGCCTCGCCAAGAATGGTGTTGGTCGCGGCCTGCGACTGGCGCTCATAGGCGGCCAGGTCGACAATGCGCTGGGCGCAGGCATCGACCTTACTCCCGGCGCCCGGAAATTGGGCGCCGGCGGAGAGGCAGGCCTTTTCCGCCCAGGCCTGAAGCTGATCGCGATCCTTGCGCGCGGTGGCGCCCCAGGCATAGAGCGCCGCCGCCGCGCCCGCGATGGCGATCAGCAGGACGGTTTCGCGGGAGCCTGTCAGCAGCCCCCACGCGGTTTTCGCAATCGCGATCAGCTTCGTCATGGATCAGCCTCCAGCAAGCCAGCCCGCGACTTCGGGCTGGACGTCGAAACAGGGGCATTGCTTGGTCCATTCGAACGGATCGACCCTGCCATTGCCGTTTTTGTCGGGCGACAGATCGCGGTGGCCGAGGATGCGCGAGGGCGGCACCTTATGCCGGCCAGCAACATCGCGGACCAGCGCGGCCAGGGCGGCTTTTTGCGCCGGGGTGCGGGTGTCCTGGGGCTTGCCGGCGGCATCGAGGCCACCGACATAGACGATGCCGATCGAATTGCTGTTATAGCCGGCGGCGTTGGCGCCGATCTCGTCTTCGCGGCGCCCCATATGCACGGTGCCATCGGCGTAGATGATATAATGATAGCCGCAGGGGCGCGACGCGCCGGAGCCGAAGCCGCGCACCTTATGATCGCGGTCGATATCCTCGACCGTATAGGCGCGGCCGACGCGGGACGCGGTGCAATGGATGTTGATGCGGTTGATGATGCGCATGGGTCTTAGGGCCTCTTTTTGGTGAAGCGGTCAGCCAGATCGGCGGGGAGGCGGGCGAGCGCGTCGGACGTCGCGCCGATCAGGCGGGGGGTGGCGTCGAAGGCGATCAGGGCGATGCCGAAGCCGATCGACTGCGCGATGAATTCATTCCAGCCGGTGAATTCGATGATCGCCTGGGTCGCGTAGAAGCTGACCGTGGAACCGACGATCCACTGGACGAAGCGCTGGCGCCAGGACAGGCCAGGTTTCCAGACCTGGGCAACGCCTGATCCGATCAGCGAGGGCGCCAGCGAGCCGATGAAATCGGGGGCCGATTGAAGAAGGGTGCGCAGGTCCATGGATCAGTCCCAGAGTTGAATGAGGGGCCGCACGCGGGTCGCGCTGGCTTCGGTGGTGGCGGTCGCCGGCACGATGACGACC